TTGACCGGGTACGGTGGTATAATCTTGTTCAAGAGACATTATATTCTATACAGAACCCTATACTTTAAGCTATGTGACTTAAGTTAAAGTTTACGTCATTGGTATTATCATGGAAGATTTACGCCGACTACATAACGACGAAAAACGTTCACTGATTGAGTCCACGACGCGAGAAGGTGATAGTATTCTTGATGTGGGGTGTGGGTTCGGGGGTGATCTTCAAAAATGGTCGAAGGTACGCGCCAATATAAGTATGTGTGAACCGAGCCTAGACGCGTTGAACGAGGCACGCGATCGCGCTAAAAAAATGAAAATGCGTGTAAACTTTTACCATGGGGATATTCGTGCGTGTCCCAATAGAAAGTATGATGTCGTGTGTTACAATTTCGCACTCCATTATATTTTCCAAACGCGTGCATTATTTTCAGATACACTCAGAGAGATCAAAAAACGAGTAAAGCCTGGTGGGGTGTTTATAGGTATTATTCCCGATTCAGAACAGATAATGTTTAAAACACCGTTTACAGATTCATATGGTAATTTTTTCAAATTAAAGGGGACGAGTAATGGTGATTTCGGTGAAAAACTATTTGTCCACTTAGCGGATACACCGTATTATGCAGACGGTCCAAAGGCTGAACCTCTAGCACATAAAGATATGCTGATCACACACCTCGAAAATAACGGATTTACTATGAAACTATGGAAACCACTTTGCGGAAACCCTATATCCGAACTCTACAGTAAATTTATATTTGTATATAGAAATGATAGCACTGATCGTATTGATGTTAATTAATATAGCCATGTTTTGTAATTTTAAAGAAGATCCTGTATTACTCGAAGTTAAGGAAAAATACAAAATATTCAGGGAACATCTGAAGACGAACGGTGATGAGAAATATCAAATGTTACATAATGAGATACCTATTGTTGCATACAGGGGATCTCTCTTATCGGGTGTCGGGTACAACTCAAATAAAGGGGGTGAGATTGGTATATGCATAGATGGTACATCTAATAACGTATTTCACGTACTCTTACACGAACTCACACATTGTACCGTCACGGAGTATTCGCATAGTACCGATTTTTGGGATAACTATACCGAACTCAAAAATGAGGCGATACGTATAGGTATATACGAAAACATAAACCAAATAACTCCTTTCTGTGGTAAAAAGATCGTCGATAAATAATGTTACATAAATGTATATGACTGAATTTAATCTCAGACAACCAACTGCGTCCAGGATACTCATATCATTGCTCATGTGGTTTGCGATCATGGCGAGTGCTTTCACCACACGTATTAAGATGCCCTATTACGTGAACATGTTGAATTTAACAGTCGCGATACCTGCACTTGTCTGGTATTTGGGAAATACGAGTTTAATTGTCAGTTTAAACACTATAAGTGTGATGATAACTCTATTGGTAGCTGCAGGGTTTCTCGTTACATTAACTGAAGCCGTTAAATGGTCAAAGTTAAAGCAGGGATATGAGAAATATGGCGAAAGTATGAAAACTGCATGGTTACCCATGGTCATGACAATGGTCGCGTTAATTTTAGGATTAGGGTCGGCGTATATGGTGACAGGTGGTCGTGTCCTTGACATGTATTAAAAATACTTACGAGCGATGTAGAACACTACAGCCGCTACAGTCCCTGTAGAAGCTAAACCGACCAAACTTCGGTTCCCTTGTGCATTCAAGAACCTGGGTACAGAACCCGCGAGTTTTTCTTGAATGGGCTTGCTAATAGCGACACCAGTCGCCAAAATAACGATAAGCGCCTCGAGTTGCTCATCTGTAAGGTCGAACGGGTTCTTTTTCTTTTTATCCGAGTTGCCACCTTCCTTCACGGCGGTGGCAGCCTGAGCGGGCTGGGGTGCCATCAAAACTTGTTGGTGCGACATTTGGACTGCACGGGGGTCGGCACCCATCATGGGCGAGTCGAAGGGTGAATCTTGAGATTGCATCATTACATCAGATATAGGAGTAGAATCCATACCGTCTTTATAATCACTTACATTTTTTTTAGGGTCCTCTGCCACAAATGCATTTGATCGAGAGTTGGAATCGATGGGAACCATTCCATCAGCTTCGTCTGATAAATTCAGTGTATATACTGGCTCAGCCATTTAGTGTACGCGTAGTTTTTTTAGAACTTTAAATGTCGCATTTTTTACATACAGGATATGTATCTAAAAAATGTTCCAAACGGGGCTCGAACCCATGACCTTGGCGTTATAAGCACCACGCTCTAACCAACTGAGCTATAGGAACGGTGCTTTCGGCTGTATTACTAGCCTCATGTATAACATGTGTGGGTGGAACACCACCCATTCAACATACGTGTGAACTCTTTAAGTGTATAAAGACTAGTGTATACTGTATACAAATGATACACGAATACGTGTCTGAGATATACAACATTCTAGGGCCTGGGTTCAGTGAACGTGTATATCACAATGCCATAGAGGTACTTTTACGAGAAAACGGTATTTCATACGAGACTGAGCGTATAATACCCATTACATTCAAGGGGCATACCATAGGAAATCTTCGAGCTGACATAATCATCAACCGAACCACTGTAGTTGAATTGAAGACGGTAAAAAATATAACAGACGTGATGGTATCGCAAGCGAGAAACTACCTAAAACTGTTAAATTTACAAGAAGCGTATCTAGTTAATTTTCCACCGTCTGCTGGAGCTCAATCAGAAGTGATTCGCGTTACAGTGGATTAGATCGTGGGTATATATTCCCAGTGTAGTTCTATACATATCCTTTTCCATATGATATCCTGTTGATGTAACTTTTCTTTCGATTTCAAAAGAGGGAAATATTGTAAATATGAATCTTCACTCAAGAGTTCGCAAAATTTGTATAAAACATACGAATAACTCAAAAAGTTTTTACGTTCCGCTGGACGGTTATTGTCGAATGGTTTCTGAATATCTTTAAACATCATGCGTAGTTGTTCCTCGAGTTCGACCGGCATTTTAGGTGGTTTTATCCCACTCAAAATATTCGAAATATAAGGCACGTGTTCATAATATTTGTTAAGTTTCAATTTCTTTAACAACACCCTCACTTTAGCGTGTGTGATCTCGGTCAATTTTTTGATCTTGATCTTTTTGAATTCGTTCCGTAGTTGTTCTATGACTTCTTTGGGTATCGTTGTCATTTCTTGTGCCTGGAACTGTGATAACCATTCATTGAAATGATTGTCTCGTTTATACGAATAATTGATAACTTTCTCGGAAGTCTCCTGTTCCTCTCTATATGTAAGTTCCTGGCTTATTAAAACGTCTATAATCAGGCCACACGAGTCGCATACCATGTCACTCGTGTTTTGAAAATATACGACGTTACTCTCTGGACAATTCGCACATATATCCGTGACTACGCGTTCCGTGACCCGGGGTAAGGATTTCTTTTCAACATCTATCAAGTAGTCCGTGTATATATCTTTCTTTTGCAGTCCTGTAGTCACTTTACAGTTGAACGCGTTATCAGTACTTACTTCTATAATTTTATCATCTGTTATGTACTGTTGAATATACGGCATACACTTGGCTATATAATCCGACAATTCGCTTTGATATATATTCTTATTACATGGATCATCATCAATTTTTGACATCCATTCATCTACGCGGTTATTATACCGACTTAAAAAATTGCCTTCCATGTATATCAATGATTAAACTACTTCGCTCGCTTTTAATTAACACAATCTACACGTTTAAAAACGTTCTCACTTTTTTATTCAGTAAACATGATTTCACGATCGTTGATAGGTATGTGGAGTATTATGTCGACCACACCAAGGAATATGAAACGAGTGAACCTTTCTGGGAAAGTGAACGCGACCAAATCGAACCGAGTACAGCATCTTATATTGGGAGACTGGATATGACCGAAAAGATCCCACCGCCACCGGATGCAATTGATCGATTTATCATACGAGTTAAATTTTGGTACAATAATAAAATTTATAAATTTTTAACGTGTAATACTGAATATACATGGCCACCTACGAAAGCTAAGACCATGAGTTTCCATATACCTCTCTCGAGTGCGCAGTTATTAGACACTGGTGATAAGCCTGTAAAGGATGTTCTCGAAAAAATCAGACGGTACGCTGGTCCGTTTTCAGATTTTTACGGAGAGAAAATGAAGATAAGTGATATGTTTTATTATGATGAAAGTTTCATTGCGATGATGTATCCTAAAATTAAAATTAAAAATTGTTTTGGTATGATAAAAACCGTTGACACTGCAACGGGGTATCTTACTGATCTTCAACTACCTTAGTTGATAGATAAAACTTCAAGTCGCCCAAGTTTGCGACGTTATATTTCAGAATGAGGAACCGGTTCTGGTCTTCCTGCATGATTTGTACCGTAGAACACATACTAGTCGCTTTCGTGAAAATGTTCATGTACCTGAGTGAGTATGCACCCGACATGGTCGGGCAGTCGTCTACACACTGAATTTCCGTTTCCTGGTCAGCAAAATCACCCCTGCACAGTAAACGTAATACCTTACCACTTCTCGAAATTTCAATCTCATCACCTATATTAGACATATCCCTGCAAATTCTCTGGAAATCTACAGATGGTATGGGTGTATTTATAGTCATGTGCATTTCAGGAACCTCGATTTGATTTTCATTAATATCGAGTAGTTTTAATGCAAATTTGGTAGACGTCTTCTTCTGTTCGCTATGGATTTCAATATTCATGAATTCTTTGGAATTGACGGATATTACGAGAACATCATTGACCGTGATCGTTTTGAGAAGTTTATACATGTTAGTCATATTGATCCCACAATCGACTTCCTCTGCGCATACGTACTCTTCGAAATTTTCAGCCGGGAGATACATATCAATCAGCGAGGCTCTAGCTGTATCTAGAGTTACAATATACACACCGTCGGGTTTGAAATAAAGATTGACATCGTTTAATATATCCTTCAATACTTCAAATGTAGATTTGATGGCCGCAGCTTGTACGGTCACCAGTTTCATACTCGATTATTCGCGTATTATTTCTTTATATCACTATAAGCTTCATCATCAACCTTACGACTTATTTTTTCTTCTAATTCGCGCGTCATGGCAGGTTGAAGCGACTTACCATAATCATCAAGGCCGAACATTTCACCACTAGGTTCGCCGTCTAGAGTTGATGAAAAAATAGAACCAAAGTCACACGTTTCCAATTCTTGAACTGGTAGGAGTGACTCGAGCCAGTTGTGTATTTCACGTCCTACCAAAATCTTACCATTTTTTGTCAACATGGTCGGTACACGTGTTATCTTTGTCCTGAACTCGGGTGGTATTCCAGAAACCGTGACATTGTGGTATTGAACGATTTGTTGCAACTCTTTGTGTTTCTTGATAAAATCAATCACTTCCACACTGTGTTTGCATTTTGGGCTGAAGACCAGAAGAGACATCTAATGTAATTTATCAAAAAAAATATGATTGATAACGCACTTTTTTTGTACTCTATATTAATGTACAACCTGTTATTGTTAATCGTATTGATAGTACTTCTACTTGATACCAGGAAAGAGACTTTCACCACTAGGAGTACATATAATCAAGTATTGATAAACGACCCCGCCCCTAATATGAATGAATATAGAGAGGTGCAAAAACTCGAGGCTAATAGTGATATTATTTCAAAAATGGTTCTTGCGACCAGTACATACATACGTGAAAAGACTGGACTACCTAACTATATAATAGAAACGACGAGTATCCGACAATACAAACACAAAAATAAGAACCACATGTTATACAAGTGTATGTTCATGTGTGTGAAAATTGGTGGGTTTCCATTTGGATTTTCCGTTACATCTAATCTTATACTCGTGTCAGGTGATTTACGTGTCGTAGGTGTTCAATCACAACCACTTGATATAAAACCACCCAGCGACAAGACACCTTTCGAAAGTCAAATCGAGGGGTCTGAATATCTCGAATATGACACTATTCGTAAGGGTGAGTTAGATTTAATAAAAATTTAGTCCAGGTACTATTAATGATAAACGTGGAAGAGATTTCACAAATTGTCAACAAAAGGAATCGTATGAAAAAGGAAACATACGTAGAACTGTATAAACAAGTTACACGTAAAGTGCGCCGCGCCGTGGAAACTGGGCGTAAATATGTGGATACGGAAATTCCTTCTTTTCTCATGGGATATATAGCATATGACAGGTTGCAGGCGACCAACTATATTAAGCGACAGTTAGAAAATGCCGGTTTTGATGTCAATGTCATCGGACATTATGAAATTCGAATAACGTGGAAAGTGAAAAAGATCGATAAACCCAATGAAGACTCTATGGAAGAATTCCCAACGCTCATGAATTTAAAAAAGGCTGCGAATCGTTACAGGAGAAATGCGGAAAACGCCAGATAATAAAAGTCCGTATACTCATAATGGATAACCTGAACATTCTGGTTGAAGCTAAACGCGAATACATGGAACAACTCTCTATTCTTATCGCACCGGTCATGATCGATGTTTTTGATGCAATGTACCAAGAAGCCCACACATTATCCAAGAACCGAAAAGTTCTTATAATGTTTCAAAAATTATTGAAAGACGTGCCAGAGTGGAGTGAGACGATGGCGAAGCAGCACACGGATAATATCGCAGATCGATGTGCATGGTTCAAGGATTTGGTCGCGGCTGTATTTGTGAGTTCTGTAAAAATATTATCAGCTGTTCGTTTGAGCCAGGTTTCTAAAAAAATGGCTGTTAAACTGCCAACGAATGAAGTGTTTATTCACACGTGTTACAAAAATGCCGCGAAAGATCTATACAAGGATCCTTACGTGTTCACAGAAAATCAATCCGAACATAACAGAAACGACGCTTTGTATGATAGGTTCGCTCTTTGCGTAGAAAATACAGTGAAGGAGCTGATACCCGTTCAACAAATTTTACAAACGTACATGTCTGCAGGTGGCGAAGAATACATTAACGGTGAAGACGCTGACATGCAGCATGATGAAATTGATGAAGTTGACGAATACGACCAACCGGGTCTCGACGCCCAGGAGCAGTCGCAAATGAACGGGGAAATGCCCCCGATGGGTGGTGAAGAAATGCCACCTGCGGATGATATGATGGGTGATACATCAGAACACCAGGGTGAACTCATGGAACCAACTGAAGATGAAGAACCTTCTACACCGTTTCAGAACGAGTTTAGAACGATTACTTCAAAACCTATGAACCAGCGGCATATTGCTCCTCAGGATGATGAGGAAGATGAAGACTTGTTTTCGGATGCCGCTGAAACGCGAACTAAAAAACTTGGCTATTAAATATGGACGAGTACCTCAGAGAGCCCGCTTCGGCCGCATTAATAGCCGCCGGATTAACAGCCCTGTACATACATGGCAAAGCCCGTCTTAATGACGAAGGGACACTTTCGACGAGTGCCTACGCAAAACCTGCTGCATTAGTGGGTATATTGGTATATTTCATCATATCGAATGGACTTGGTAAACGTGAAACTATTTCAACTGATCCATTCTGATTAACTTAAAGATTTCTATCGTGTATTGTATATAATGACTTCCATTACCGCGTTTAATGACATGATGGGACAATTTCTTACGGAATTACATTCGGCATTTCCAGAAGAAAAGGGATTAAAAAAATACATGGCAGCATTCGAACTCATGCGAAGCACGAATGGAAGGATTATCGTTGAGGGGTTCATGGCGAATATCGCACCTCACGCGGATAAGATTAACGCAAAGGATGAATCATTTTTTCTCGAACAGGCAGGCACCATCGATTTTTTAAAGGATATTAACCTTTCTCGATGCTGGCCGAAAGCATCAGAAGGTACACGTAATGCCATTTGGCAATACATTCAAACCCTCTACATGCTTGGGATGACCATCACGGCCATCCCAGCGGAAACGCTCAGTATGATTGAAATGGTCGCGAAACAGTGTGCCGATAAGATGCAAAACGAAGATGGCGGGATGGAAATTGATGAAGCTCAGCTCATGAAGTCTATGCAGGGTCTCCTCGGTGGCATGATGAAAAAATAAACCTATATAATATAAATGGTATCGCTGTTTGACGATCCCACACAAATTGTCAGAGCTGATAAGGTAATTGAATTTTGGCCAACTAAAGTTCATACATCAGCGGAACGAGTAAACGCCACGGCTCGTTTTATTATTTACGCTACATGTATCTTGTATCTTATCAGGCGTGATGTACGCGTTTTCATTTTAGGATCTACCTGTTTAGGAGTTTTGTATGTTATGGAGATGAATAATATGGTAAAGGATGGTCAGGCTCGCCCCACAGTCGCGAAGGAAGGGTATGAGTCTGCATGTCAATTACCAACTTACGATAACCCGATGGCGAATGTGTTGATGTCCGATTTTGATGGCCGACCCGATCGTCCGTCAGCGTGCGACTATAACACAGTCAGGGCTGATGTTAACCAGAAGCTCTCGAGTACTATTCCGTATGGTCCCCAAAAATCCCGATCCCCCATGCCCGAATTTCAGCGCAATGCGTATGCTCGTCAGTTTGTTTCGGGTCCCGTGACATCTATTCCGGGTGACCAAACCGCATTCGCGGAATGGTTGTACGGAGAGAAGGATGGTTCGATTTGTAGAAGCGACAGTCGTGCATGCGATCCCAATGCGCGAGGTGTGCAATTGGAAGCCTTCGGTGGATTGGATCCAAGTGGAGATATGAGGAGTGGCATGTTCGGTGGTGGAAATGGTCCAGCTTAGATAGATAAATATTCTCATGTAATAGTAAATGGCGTACCAACTCCAACCTGGTATGAATTTAGTTGAAAACCCCGCTCGACCTCCCGTGTGTGCGACTGATGAAGTATTTGTTTATCCCCAGCCCAGCACTCTTAACTACAGTTCGGGACGACCTAATACTATGTTGTACGGGACAGCTCCTTACATGGCCGGTAAAGGTTCCCCAGCTCAACACATTGAGACGAGTGACCAATTACGACCGCAGTCTACCAGTCGGTTCAATAAAATATTGGCTCAAACGTACGAACAGAACCTATTCCCCCTTCAAGACATGAAGTGTAAGCTCCCACTCCGGTCCATTTCATACGAACCTGAAAGTACACGCGCTGATACACAAAATCAGATGTTCATGAAGAGATATCCCAGTCAATAAAAATATTTATAACAATTAAGAATGGCAGACCCTATTTCAATTATAGCTATTGTCGGATTAGCCTACATAGGGAAAAAAATGAGCGATCCCAAACCAGAACTATACCAGGTTGCATCTAAACCTACAGAACGTCGTATTATAATTCAGGAAGAGGTGCCAAACATAGCCGAACCGGGATCAATCGGTCTCGATAATCTCCCGGAACGAAAAATAGAAATACAAAACTTTGGTGATATTGTACCACAAACGCGTACATCCGGTACCGAAGTACTGGAGATGCGTAATCGCATGTTTGACAACGGTCGCATGAACAACATATCCCCGATTGAAAAACAACTCGTCGGTCCGGGTATTGCTGTAGGTCCGGAAGTACCCGCCGCGGGTGGATTTCAGCAGATCGTACGTGTCAACCCCGATAATGTCGGTGCACACCGTCTCACAACCCTACCTGGTCGAAGTGGTCCAGCGCATGATGTATTCGGTGGACGTCGTGGAAAGATGGGTGACATTGCCAATAACCGCCCGGAAAAAACTGCGTTCCTTCCCGATCGTCGCCCGGTCGCAGGTGGTAGGTCTCAAGGGTTTGATGGACATGTTGTTCGTGGTGAGCATGTAAACGGAAAGCGTTTAACGAACCGGTCTCAGACAGGATCTCGTGATGACGGACTTGGCTTTTCAGGTGCTAAAAGTGTCGTAGCTGGTATGAAAATGGCACAAGATCCTACGCGAAACAAGAAGGATGGAAATAGCGAGCAGTATAGATACAACAACCAAATTGCACCAGGTGTTTCTTCATACGCACACGGATACCTTTCGTCACCTGCAACAAAGATAGGCGAGGATCGTGTGTATGGGACAGGACATACTGTAGAGGAGTTAAATAAGTATGGGTTCCGACCCGACGATCGTCGTGGTAAGGCGAACCGTATTGGTAATGCCGGTCGCATGAACGTTCGTGCGGGTGCCCTCAACCAAGGTGGTATGCCGACTGTCATGCGCGCGGATACTACACGCGTCGATGGTCGTTATGGTCCAGTGAGTGGTGGTTGGACGCAACAATACAACAATAACAAGTATTACAAATTCAACGCGTACAAGGGTAATTCTAACCCTTACGCGACGGATGAAAGTTTAGGCGTTGCGAAACAGCAGCTCCAGAATAACCCAGTCGCTCAGCAGATGATGTAAATAAATAAGAGTCGAGTAACAACACCCATTAAAATATTATCCATATATTTTAATGAGCGTATACACGTTAGATATAGATAGTAGTGAACGCGATCCTACTGTATACCCGAACCCTGCCGATTATGTGATCGAACTTAAAAGCCCTATTTATGATGTTAATAAAATTTCCATCGCATCTGCACGAATTCACGCGAGTCAATTGTTAATCAACGATCGTAACAATACATTCACGGTGACAAATACGACGGATACTACAGTGGCTACTGTTACGTTAGATAACGGAAACTATAAAGGTACCACACTTGCGACAGAACTCGGAACGAAACTTACGACCGCAGTTGGTGAAACTGTAACCGTCGTATATGATTCTGATGATAATACACTGAAATTCACTGCGGCGAGTGACGAGTTTCGATTTGATTTCTATGGTGGAACGAAAGGGTTTGCGAATACTATATCCGGATATACAACACCACACGATATATTAGGTCTCCCACCGAGTAATGTTGCGTCGACTAGTAGCGTGATTACAACAGGGAGTATCAACTTACAGGGACCAGATGCACTTGTTATCAAAATAAGTAGCGGTGCTGAAGAGTTCAATAAAACGGTATATTCTGATACACCGTTTTATACTGGTCGTATCTTGATGTGCGGTGATGTGATTAATTATTCGGGGAAGGATGATATTGTAGAACATAATTTCGATACAGGGAAACAGGGGAGTATATCGAAATTACGAGTTCAGTTTTTTTATAGTAGTAATAACCAGCTCATACCGTATGATTTTAGAAACGCTAACCATATTATTAAGCTCTGTATTGAGGGTTCACGGGATAAACTATCCGTCCTCCCAGTCGTAAAACGTGATTTTTCGCTTCCTACACCTATGCGCATACCGGAATTTGAGGATCCGAATAGGTGGAATGCGTTTATCTATATATTTATGATAATCGTGACAGGTATATTTTTTTTAATATTTACAAGACCACGGCGAATTAGCGTGTGATCGCGTAGACGGGGGCCACGGGCTTCTTGACACGCTTTGACACACGGGAAATGACCATGTATACAATCACAGACAGGAGAGTGGTGAAAAGCGCTGTAAGAGCGTAGTTCATACCACCGTTCTTCTGGACCTTGACGACCTGATGGATGGTCCATCTCACGAGATCCATCCACGACAGGGCAGCCGCGAAAGAAAATCCAGCAACGACGGAGTTGAGAGATTGTGTTTCGAGTTCACGGGAGATAGCGAGCAGTGTATCGGTGGCAACTTCGGCGGACATTTTTATAATATAAGAAGATTTTATTCTGGTAACAACTCTTCAACAACTAGAATTTTCTTAAATTTGTCGGTACTATACCCCCTGACGACAACGCCATCGCCCTGGTCATCGTCACTGTCAGCATCGGAAACGGAAATAGATTCGTTATCGTCGCATTTAAATTCCTTGTATTCGGAATTTGTCCATCCTTCCAGGTCAGGACATGTTTCCATTACTATCGATTGCATTTTTTATCATTGTTTCTGACGGATTGGTTGGGGACCACCCATCCCACGCGTCATATGCATCGTTTATTTTCACGAACCTTTCATCATCCCCCGAATAAGGTTCAAACATACTTTCGTCTATATCATCGTCTATCTCGATATCATCTTCTCCTGAATCAGTATCGTCATATATTTCGGGGTAATAGGTTCCAATTTGCTGACCCACTGTATACATGGCACAGTATTTCATACAGTATTCCATATCTTTCGCGAGAATTGTGTCGCGACCACACGCCCTGGCGTAGTGTCCTGATAATACTACCGCACTTTCCAATACTGGTGTAATAATTTCAATCGCCGATTGGGCCATTTGGGAAGATGAGTCGTCCAGCTCCATCCTGGATGCGTAAGATATTATTACTAAGTGCGTAAACTCTAAGTTCTCTTTCATTCACTATATCATTGTTCAAACTCATGCTTATATTCTGATCTTTAATCACACTGAAGTTTTTCTGACCAGTTGGATACCATCGTTCAGGTTCAAGAGCAAAACTGTAAGAGTAAAATCTCCTGAAGAGTTGCGTTCGTGAGTGATGAATACCACTCTGCACGGCGCGCAGGTTTATGACATTCCCTGTAATTTTATCGAGAATGACTTCGTTATCAAGGGTCATTTCTAAACTTACGAGGTTTTCGTAGTTTGTATACCGTCTATTGTTAGGCCCGGGTGGGTACACTTGATCGGGGTGGTCATAATCAAATGGATGGAAAGAATTATGCTTGTTATTTTTTCTTAAAATTATAAAATAGAGTTCCTTCACTGGGTTAGTAAAGTTGAGTCTACACTTCGTCTCATCAAACCCATCTACTGTTGAGACGGGAATTTGGAACCTGTTACGCTGAAGCTGCGTGATAATATAGTCTTGTTTACCAGATTGAAGTTTAATTCGTTCGGGTTCCTCTAGTTGTATAAGTTCCGTGTGTACAGATATGTCGTCAATTTTAAGAGTGGATCTATCTAATGGATTGCTGTTACCGAAGTAAACCTGACTACCCATTCCAGAGTGGATACCACAATAATAATATAAGACACTTGGACTGCTACGTCCCTGTGCGTCTGTATCGTTCTCTGGTACAACGAACGTGTATACGGTATTATCACCGACGGTGGCAGATGTAATTCCCGTTGTGTATTGGGATAACGGCACCCCTGCACTACTGCGACCATCTTTATATATAGAAAATTTGAATGGATGATCCGTGTTCGTATTTGTATTGATCGTGAACGTATAAGTACTTCCTCGGTTCAGTGTGAGTGTAGGTCTGTCAACGTCGTCGATATGATACTTACCATTTCCACCTACTGTAATCGTAAAGCTCGATCTAGTATCATACGATTCAGTAAAAGCAAGGTGACCATATTGGAGGGAGTCTATACTCTCACTCAATTTAATTTCAATTTCACATTCTTGTTTTGTGAGTGCACATAGGGGTATAGCCAGTTCAGGGTTGTTGTGGAAATAGAATGGAATATCAATTATATACTTCGTTGGTGTTGTCGCTTTTCCTAAATAATCATTTATAATAGGTGGTCCTGCACTAACCCGAATTCCCGAGTCTTCACCGGGATACTTACCTATAAGTTTTGATAATGCCGTTTGTTTTGTTTGTGTGATATAATGCTCACTGTATATCTGCAACCAATCACGGGGGATACGTTGTACGAGCTGCCCCCCGATAACTAAATCTATGTGATCAATTATCGTGTGTCCGATAGATTCGTTGTACCCCTGATACGCATTTAAAGCTGGGAGATCCACGTGTACTCGTACACCTTTCAATAGGTCACCCGAACCAGCTGGTATCGTACATTTTACAGTATTACCGTATGCTATTTCACCCCTGACATCGTGTTTTACATCGTACACTGCAAAATTTGAATGCTTCCTGAATTGTTTTATGAAATGTGTATACTCGGGATTTTCTGTAAAAAAAACATCCTGGGTACCCGTCGTGGCAAGCTGGACCCGACCTGCCATTTCTATTATTAGATGTTAAAATTTTAAACCCGCTAAACCGCTTTCAATGTGTAATACATTATAACTAAGTGCGTACACACCGACATTGATGTTACGCGTGGTATCAGCTGTCGTTGTCCCCGACGTTGCAGTAGGGACTGTGTCGAGTTCTATATCCAATTTCTTGTGAATAATACGACTCATGTTAAGTTGTCCGGTGGGGTAATAGACCTCCGGTTTAAGTGCAAATGAATATGTATAGAATTCATATGCTGGATCTGGACACCCGGTATGATACCGGAGCGCCTGTTGATATGCTAGATATTGACCGCTATGATCGAATACGGTTGCGCCGTTACATTCTAAATCGATATTCTTAATTGTCCGGTGATCTGATCGTTTTGTGTTGGTGGCTGAACCTATTGCGGAACCCTTTAAAATACTCGAAAACGACTGATCTGTTGACGATGCATTGAGAAGACGATCTTCTGTACCGAAATTATTTCCAATTTCTTCCTTCGCGAGAAACATGAGTTCCTTCACTGGGTTTGTGAATTTCAATAACACAGATTTTTTGAGTTCTCCCGGTTTAAACTGTACAGTCGATTTCTGTAACTGAGTAATTACGTATTCCATAGGACGTGTGAGTAAAAAGTTCCTCTCGTCTTCTGTGATGAAATAGAAGTCGGTTATGAGTGAGGCACTCTTAATCGAACCTTCCGTGGTTTTCTCCCTTGTTACGAGACCATTAGTCGGTATATTGTATTTAAATGATACATCATCATCTAAATCCCTGAATGTTATACGAACTTCGACGAGTTGTTTTGTGAGCGCACACACTGGAACTGCTAAACTCGGGTTCCTGTGAAAGTAGAAGGGAAGATTAACATAGAATGTATTATAAGTATCTGAAACGGATAATGTTTCGTTATGACCGTTCATAAAGTAAAGAGACCCCCCCGAGTCTGCATCGTCCCTGTTACTATGTAATTGATCGTACATGTATATATAGTCCCCTGTAAGTCTCTCGATGACTTGACCACCGATCACCAAGTCTGCATACTTTATTATACTTTTACCAAGTGGTATATTGTAATAGTGTTTGTATGGTACACCATCCGAAACACCGTTAGCTGATAGATTTCCGAGTTTTACCTTCAATATCATTCCTCGTACGAGATCACCTATATTAGCGGGTATGCGACACTCTACAGAGTTTCCAAATGCGCTAGTGCCAGAAAATGGCATTTCTACAGACTCGGTTGAAAACCGTGTATGTCTTTTGAATAACGTTACAAAATACGAAAACTGTGGATCCCCAGTAAGCCATTGATCCTGGATACCAGTGACAGCAAGTTGTGCGCGACCTGCCATTCTTATTACATGTGAGTAAAATTTTATGAATTAAAACGGGGCGGTATTATAGATGGATTTACGTCTACGGAAATTCAACCCCGCGGGAATTGCAGATGACAAAGTCCTTGTATTCATAGGTAAACGTAATACAGGTAAATCTACACTGGTCACGGATATTCTATGGCACAAAAGACATTTACCAGCAGGGATAGTTTTATCGGCTACTGAGGAAGGTAATCATTATTATCAGCAGTATATCCCCGATTTGTTCATCTACGGTGATTATGATAGGGAAGCGATTGAACGTGTTATGGATCGTCAGCGGAGATTGGTGGGTGCGGGTAAAAAGAATTGTGGCGCGTTTTTACTTTTAGATGATTGTATGTATGATAACAAATTCATGCGTGATACGTGTATCCGACAGTGTTTCATGAACGGACGCCACTGGAAGATATTCTTCATGTTAACAATGCAGTATTGTATGGATTTACCACCAGCCCTTCGAGCAAACGTCGATTATGTATTTATTCTCCGAGAAAACATTATTCAGAACCGTGAAAAGCTATATAAATCATTTTTCGGTATCTTTCCAACTTTTGATATGTTTAACAAGGTTATGGATGCGTGTACGGAGAATTATGAATGTATTGTTTTAGATAATACATCCAAGTCGAACAAAATTGAAGATTGTGTGTTTTGGTACAAGGCAAAAATGCATAAAAATTTCAAGGTTGGTGCGCCGGAGTATTGGGCTGAACATAAAAAGTCATTTAATCCGAAGCAGAACGGTAACAGGATAGACCCTAAGAGTGTCACGGGGCGTAATACACAAATAAAAATCACAAAGACGCGATAATTTTCTACATATATATCAGATGAGCACTAAGCGTAAACAAATGAATAAGCAGACGAATATAAACTTCAGTCCCAGTCCTTCAAAGATTGTCAAAACTTCAAAAGTTCAACCAATATTACCTGAGCTACCACAGGGTGTCGGCATGGCATGTACGAGACCGGGATATATTAGGTACCTTGACGAATTAGGAAAACGCTTGTCGAACGTGCGTCATGAAGGAAAGAGAATTAATGTAAAGTTTTTAGAATACAGTGATAGCACAAATCAGGGAGTTGTCTCGAATACGTCGGCGCAGATATTAAGTAAGAGACCTACCCTTGAATTTAAGAATAACGGATCAAATATTTCCAGACTCAACGCTTCAGCGGGAAGTATTCATTATTTTCTAATTAGCATCACTAAGCGTGATAACCCAAATTCGGGACATGCAGTGAACGTGTTAATGGACACGGGTAGACCACAACCACGTATATGGGTATTTGACCCTCATGGAAGTCGTGCCATGAATAGGAATGGATATGGGAGTATATTCCGAAACCGGATATTACCAAATATGAAAAAGATGTTTGGGGGCGTGTTCGATAACACGATCGCGAGATATTATACTGGTCCCGATTTACAAGCGAATAACACTCGGGGTGTTTGTACGACATTCCACTTAGACTTCGCAGAAGCGATTCCGGCACTGTTAAATGGAACTGCGAATATACAAACGTTTAGCGGTGTAAATTTAAATATGGTTGGTCGTTCAGCTTTTCTAAACAACCCAACACTGGTAGCAAACATCGCGGCTAAACGTACAACTAAAAAAAATACAACCACACCACCAACACTTACGATGACAATGGGATCGACAGTTAAAAAACTAAAAAAACGACCCAAAACAAGACCCAAAACACTTGCACGTGCCTTAGCTAACTTATCTTTGTAAAAACTATTTTTTAACTTAAGTCGATACAGCTGATATGAAAATTATATTAAAATGAGTTTCAACGTTACCGCATCCTTCACTCAACTTCATCAACAGGCGTTCGATTCCGCTCGCGAATTCTTCATGTGGGCGACAGAGTTCGTTAATCAGGAATATAGCGACATGAATTACACTCCCGATCAGAAACTTGAAATGGTAAAATGTATCGTATCAAGCGCTACTGCCAATTGGCGGGCTTCGCAAGAACTTGTAGCGGCTCAGGAATATAGAGTAAATCCAGAAGTTTAAAGATACTATCCATATTTAAATAAATGTCGGCATGTTTCGCAAAGCGGGCATTGTCGGGTGCCGACGATTCGATACCTGTATTCAGTTTGAAGGGGTATGAAGGATATGCTAAAATTACGAGTGTATATGATGGAGATACGTTTAATGCGGTAATCAAACTTCACGGACGGGTTATAAAGTTTAAATTTCGCACACTCGGGTATGACGCACCCGAAGTAGTGCCGCGTTTAAATGTGTATAACCGAAGTGACCATATCTACAACGCCAAATTAGCGAGGGATATGCTTAGACATGAATGTGACTTTGATGACCGTGTATATTATAAGCGGTGGAATCCTTTCATTTGCAATAACAAAGTAAATGGACTGATATGGGTTGTATGTGATAAGAATGATAAATACGGACGTACACTCGTGACAGTGTATAAAAGTAAATGGGCGAAAAAGTCTGTAAATGATATAATGTTAGAATCGGGTATCGTGAATCCGTATGATGGTGGAAAAAAAGTTAATAGTTAAAGAATGTGATTTAATATAAAATACAATGTCTTATAGTGTTGAACCATGTACTTTCGTTTACCGCGTATCTTCTATAGCTAAAGTGGTTGACGGTGATACGATTGACGTTAATATCGATCTCGGGTTTGACGTGTGTACCAAACAACGCGTTCGCCTTCTAGGTATCGATACCCCCGAGTCCCGTACGTCCGATAAGGTTGAGAAGCAATTTGGTCTACTCGCGAAGAAGAAACTCAAGGAATGGTGTCTGAAAGCTGTCGCATCTGAAAAGGATGATATCGATATCGAACTCAGATGCCCCGAGGCGGATTCGCGAGGTAAGTTTGGTCGCGTTCTAGGGGAAGTTTGGGTTTCTGAGGATGGGGTCTGGACTAATGTGAACAAGTGGTTGGTTGACGAAGGATATGCCGTGCCATATGGAGCTCAAAACAAATCTGAAGTCGAAGGTCTTCACATGATTAATCGTAAGAAGTTGGTTGATCGGGGTGAAATTGAAATTTAAATATTTACAGTATATAAATGATAATAGCATTAATAAAATTCATTATCATAATAGCCATACTTGCTTTAGTGGTCGCCTTCGGTTTGTATTTCACGGAACCGACGAGTGAGTTTCACGTGAAAGTCAAGTTGTATGTTGGTATTCAATTAGATAAAATTAACAGATGGCTCGAAAAACAAGAAAATTCATCAGACGATGCTGACGATGCTAACGATAGTGCACAGGGTAGTATGCCGGCTACAGACTTACCCGAATATGATAATGCTGAATGCGATGAAAAGTTTGGAGCGGACTTTGATTATTTGACACTGGCAAATAGTGTAAGTTATGGGGGTGATTCTCCAGAAGTCGCTTATACCAATGGCTTCCAAACTGCGTGTTCATCGGCTGCGTCATCCCGCAAAAGGTGGGATGAAGCACAAACTACCGAAGATGTAGATGAAACTGATTCTACCGACGATATAATGGTGGGGTCTACTATGACTTCGACGGTTTCAAAGAGTGCGCAGGTATTCGTTGATTTGATACAAGGTACATGTACAGATGCGGAAATCAATCGGATCGCAACAACTTACCCAGAAACCAATAACATTGATGAATATATCAAAGGTGTGAAAGATGCTTGTGAAAGTATGACTAATAGAACACTTGTCGATACTGCATAGACTTAAAGAAATACAACATATTAAATATAGGCGTGCTCCTATAGTGTAGTTGGTCAACACTGTGGACTTTGAATCCACCGCCCCAAGTTCAAGTCTTGGTGGGAGCTTACCCTTCCTTAGCTCAGTTGGTAGAGCAATGGACTGTAGTTCCATTTGTCACCTGTTCGAATCAGGTAGGAAGGATACCCGCCCCTGTAGCTCAGTTGGTAGAGCGCTAGCCTTGTAAGCTAGCGGTCGCGGGTTCGAATCCTGTCGGGGGCATCTTCTTTGTATTATATGACACACATCATATACTACGCAGATATAAACGCACAAATCCATTCTTTTCCGGTACGTTAGGTGTCCTATAAATTAATTCACTTAAACAAATACATTGTATATATAATAATGTTTTCCATAGCGAATGTATTACTCACACCAATTGATTTATTTAAGAAACGATTTCGTCAACGTCGTTTGAATTCATCTGCGTGTGAATTTCCGCCGACTATTGACAGGGTCGAAAGTCGTGAATTTGGACCTTACTGTGTAAAAGTTACCGTCGATGCACGCGATAAAACGGGAAATATCGATAAAACATTTATTGGGTATAGTCAAAATATGAATATCACACAACGGACAGAGTTGGCATGTGAGATACATAAGACGGAAGGAACTAAATGCCAAGACCCGGTAATGGTTATAAAGAGTGGAAATGCTGACGAAGTTATATTTATGAAAATGAAAAATAGGAAAGATCTTATTAGACTTACTAATCCTTAGTTTCGCTATTATATGGATATCTGTGTATCCATAGGTTACATATCCATTTATCACCCGATATAACTGATTTACCTCCGTGTAACGCTTTATCCGTAGGACGCCCCCAGTCATTAAGTGTATTGAATAATAATACATCACCCTTATTCAATTTGTAATCCTTTCCTATATTTGGAAATGTTGTTTCGCCTCCTTCATAGTCGTCATTGAGTGCTATGATACACGTGTACAATCGCGGGTTCTTCTCTACGTTAAGGTTGAACGCATCCTGGTGTGGATTATAAAAACCACCCGGCGTGTATTTCAGAACCTGTAAATATTCAGCATTCGCAAATGGGCGATCTGTCGTGGACACACATTTATCCATTACACGTTTTACAAGTTCTGAATCTGAAGGTTTTAACCAAGTGGTTTCACTCTTCCGCACCTTCAAATCAAGCGATCCATCCCTAGAAACCGTTGATGGTTTCATCCCTGGTTTTGCTAACTCTATAATCGTGTCACATACCTTATCAGTGAACACATTACGTAGAACACGTGGCTCCTGATACATAGGTCGGAGAAGTATACATATTAATATTACTATTAGAACTGTATACACAATCATATATTAACATTAAATATTAAATTATAGGGACGACGACACGTATACCGTCGTCGTATTTTATCGAGAACACCGTTCGTATAAATAGTTAACTCATTCAGTTCTATTAGTATCTCATGCTCTCTGTGTATATCTATGATATACTGACGCAACAGATCCCCAACTGTATCCCGATACATCGTAAAAATGTCACTTATATCAGTTATTTTTGTGTTATATTTATCACGTCTCTGTAACTCTCGTCGCATTCCCTGATCCGATAGTTCCTTGAGTATATATTGCATTCGCAAATATCTATTATCTTCGTATATAAATCCATATCTATATAATATGTCATGTTCGACAATATCAACTTCCCGTACGATTTCTAAAATACAACGCGGTGCGCCAATCTTTTTTAATTCACGATATGAGGGCCTACCCCCACACGGTATATCTCCATGCTCTCTACCACGCATTTTGAATTCGAAATAGTGTGGGTTGTGTATTCGACCGGTCTCTATTTTACCAGACCCCCAATGAAATGCGACGTGACACTGTGTACACCACATCTGTGAACACCCTTCAATTTTATAAATCGAAACGTTACATTTCGGACACGGTTTCGTTTCCCTTTTTAACAATTTCACGGTTTTAACTGTATCACTATCACATTTATGATTAAATCCGACAGTAGTGTGACACTTTTCGCAAAATGTACATTTGCATACATCGCAAAACCAATCATCGTTTAGAAACCCTCTACACTCTTCACCCGGGCACTTGTGTATGGTAGAAGGTACATTTGCGACTCCTGGATCGGTATCATTAAGTAAGTGAAGATCATGATATATCTTAAGAATAGCGTCTCTCACAGTTTCGCGTAATGGTTGTTTATACACGTGGGGAATATCTAGTGAAAGGTTTATACGCGAAAGTATATAAACGAGATACACATACGACTCTCGCAAAGATCGTATTTTCAATTCGTGTATAACGTATGGTTGTGTTTCTGGTAAACACGCCATTTCCCGTTCGAAAAGGACGCTTTCTCGGTGAAGTCTTAAATCTCTATTTCGAAATTTTTCTGAACAGTACGTATCAACAAACTCGCGTGTGTGTTCATGTTTACAACCCATACAATGTGGGTCTTCTATAATAGATAATAAGTATTTTTGATTACACGTTCTACATGATTTTAAATCACAAAAGGGGCATGTAACCTTTTTGTGATTTGAATTGTTTGTTTTTTCACAACAAATGTCACAACATTCCATTAATTAAGATCGAGTTTCGTCTTTAAATATTGTATTTGCGTAAATTTGATTTAGGGCGAGCCATATCTTTCATGAAATTGTTTATAAACGCACTCGATACCTTAGTCTTTGACATCGGTTTCGCATTCGTTTTGGTTAATGTGGGTTGTGGGGTTATTTTTTTAGATGGAGTGCCCGGTCGTTTCTTTGGTGCTTCTTTAGTCTTAGACATTATAGCTGACATGCTCTCCGGTGATGCGGGTATTTTTTTAGATGAAGCACCAGGTCGTTTCTGTTTGGTTTCTTTAGTCTTCGCAAATGCTGCAGTAGCCGCACGCATTTTCGCTGACATGCTCATAGATGTCGCCGTTGGGATTGCTACCGGTTTAGGTCTGGATATACGCTTGACTTTAGATGATGGTTTTTTTATACTGTTTATAAAATTCCCGACTCGATTTGCGGGTTTTTCTTGGGATATATACGGGTGCTTGAATATAGTAGTAAAAGATGGCAAATTGGTATGTGGTATTGGTCGCAATCGGTTTTCTCTTATCACACTTGACACACTTCCTAAATAGATCTTGGGTAAAACTGCTTCTATAAATTTTATAGTTTCAGCATCCAGATATGTACTAGAATAATGTAATGAATTCAGGAAGAAATGTGTATCGTACATGATATGGTTACCCCTAAATATACCATACATTCGTAACGATTCACCACCGTTTTTCGCTTTATTTATTTCTGGGTTTACGATTTCTTTGTTTGTAGCTAAACCAAAGTCAATAATTTTAACTTTCGTACCATTATTGGTTATGTAAATATTATCGAGATGGAGATCATTATGTCTGAAATCCGGACGCGTCTTACTAATTGTTCGTAAAATGGTCAAAACTTGTATTACGATTGACTTGATTGCTTCAGGATTCTTTTTTAGTGTGGGTAAAAACTTTAGGAGTGTTTTACCCTCGAGGTATTCTGAATACATACGCGTGAGACGTCCATCCTTGGTACGGTCACACATTTCGTACGCGTAGACTTCAGCAGCCTTGTTTTTACCGACGATACTTATAAATTTTTTTGTTAAGTTGTATTCGGCTTTTAAATTGTTAGCAGATTCCTTAATCGCAAACCGTCTCTGATTGCTCACGTTTAGTTTAGCCTTGTATACAACACCGTATTGACCCGAACCCACCTTTTCCACTGAGTTTAAGTCTGACGCGCACGATGTCTTTTCGAGTCTCGCCCTGATATTAGAACCGATCGTAGTCATCCTTGTATTTGGTGTAGAAATAAAATATATATCTATAATAAATGTTTGCGATCGTCGCCCTAGTTTTGATTAATACCGGAATTTTATACAATATGAATAAATCCGTTCAGCCCACCAAACCCAGCGAGGCTGCGGCGGCTAAAACGGAAACACCCGGTGGGTGGACTATATACGGGACCATGGGGTGTGGGTGGACTCGTAAACAGTTGGATTACATGAAGGAAAATGGCAAACCTTTCACTTTCGTGGATTGCGATAGCCAAGAGTGTGCCGGTGTCGAAGGATTTCCTACGATGATGTCTCCTTCTGGTGAAAGAGTTGTTGGGTACAAGGAGGTTTAAATACCTCTGACGACTTGTATAGAAATAGACAATAATAGAGCGTCCAAGAACGAATTCAGTGGTTTGAGCACGGTGATATGCTTACTGAGCGAATTGTTCCACGTGTAACGCAGAACAAATGTAGTAACAAGTATCACGAGAATAAATGTAAGAAGTTCTGTGATAACATCCTTTGTTTTTTTGGCTTGGACGATATTTGATATCATTTATTATGTACGAAGATTATTTTCTGACATAATATAATGAGTAGACGCCCTCCTGTGAGTGGATCGGAGCATACATTTACCATGAAAAGGTGGGCTGGGAAGACTGGCGTGGGTAACAATAATTGTTACGCATATGCGGTGAACGATTACCAGATGTATCGGGGGTGGAAGAGCCAACCAGGGGAGCGCGCTAACCTGTCGAACTCTGGAAAATATGTCAACTGTGGAAAAATACCGAAACTCGTTGTCGCGGATAACCCCAAGAAGGTGTATATGGTCAAGGCGGGTACTAAATGCAAACCATCGTATTATAAGATCATGTTAGTTGTATCTACATGTAAGAAAGGTAACTATTTATGTCAAGGAGATTTTCATTTTTATAAACAACACAGTAAAACTGAATATAAAGTAAAAAAGGGTGACACGCATGAAAGTATTAGTGCGTTTTTCAAAGTACCTACATCTCGAGTAAAACGTGCAGCTACGATATTAAAACCAGGTATAGTGATTACATTCAAAGCAGATTTCTTCAGTCATAAACGTGGATGGGCTACGGGACCACTCGTAGTGGGTGCGACTGGTAAGTTAATAACGGATCCTAGAACAACGTCTAGGAAGTACCCTGGACTAAATTATAATAAATACTGTTCATCCTTCTGTGTCAAGAACAACGGGATCAAGGTTGGACACACTCACACCAAAATCGCTAAGTAAACTAGCGAGTTCATCTGTGTTGTCAATATCAAAAAATACATCGAGTATGTCGAATATATAACATTCTTCATTTACTGGCGTTGTAAAAGATGTGTGATTTATCATATTCTCGATTTTCAAGCTTACTTTAAAATTAGCGCCATCAAAAATCTTCCTGCATACTGGACATGTCTGTTTACCCCTGGCCTTCCAATCCTCTATGCAGTGAGAGTGAAAAAGGTGCCCGCATCTTATAGGTATATTTTGCCTTGTTTCTCTGACTGGATTGAGGCATATTGCACAGGTTGTACAATCTAGAGAATCGCCCATACAGATCACCTTGAGAATATTTTCATCGTTTTTACTCAGTTAATTTCCGATAAATCCATTGTGGAATCGCACATTCCACACGGTCCGTCCTTGGGTTGGGGTGGTTGATGGAGTTCGGGTCCCTTCTGTTGAAGCAATTGACGGAAAGCGTAATTGTTTTCGGGAGCGATACCATGTTGTGCTTTTAAGTAATTATCATAAAGCATGGAAGAGTTATTGATTGTGTGACATCTGCCATCGGCCATACCGAGTCGCTGAGACATTTATATTACATTAGAAATTAATTTGCCTATTTGTTATCGTGTTTATCCAACTTTTGAATTCAAGTGCCTTAATTTTACTGAGTGCTTTCTCTACATCATACCCAAAAAATCGATCAAAATTATCCGGTACCTGAACCTTAGACACCCTGATACTAGGACACTCGTTTATGTGTTCATTGATTATATTGTACGCGAACACAATCTCCTTTAGAGTCTCGGCACCAGTGATAATAATTTTACCTGTACCGAAAATACTTGTAGTGATTTCTTTCATATCCTCTGCTGGTTTAAATTTAATTTTAACGGCCGAATAACGATCGGGTTCAAATGACACCTTAAAGACATCTGAATAATTCTCGAAATGCTGAGTTGTTTTGAGTAAATTGATGTTATAGTTTAAACTGAAATTTGAATTTATCATCACGACCCTGAATGTATTCGCCGGTGGTACAATATCTTTATCGAACGATTGAAGAATATATACGAGACCTTTTATAATATATGAGCAGTTGAATATATCCTCACATCCAGCAACCTGAATACTTCCGTTTGGAAAAATTTTAATCGATTTGGTACTATGACCATCGTCATAGGTTAATGTGATTTGGTTGTAAAATGTCGTCGGTTTTATATACCACGTGATGGGCTGATTAGATGTAGACGTCAGATGGAGATTTATATCTTTGAGTTCTTCAAACACACTCCTAATTTCATTAACATTAATAGGTTTCGAAAAGGATGACACCATCGTGATCGTTGTTAACTTTATACGAGACGGTCGTATATCCTCTGGGTATTTACTTCTAAATTCATCCTGTGTTAATAGATATGAAAACGTGTTATTCGCAATCGATGAAAACATTTTGACTTATATTTCATTCTATCACGACCGACTTAAGTTATAATTTTAATATCGAATAATTATAATGCCGTGTCAGAAGTGTAAAAAGAAATGTGGCATACCCATAGATTGCAAATATTGCGAAGGTGCGTACTGTTCAAAATGTATACAATTATCCAAACATGAATGTGAAGGACATGATGTTAAGAAAAAGGTATATTTAAACAATTTAGAGAAACAGTTAGCCTTTAAACCAGACTGCAAGTATGCCTTCTTACGTTAAAGAGGCACGGGTGTTTATAAATGAGGATAACAAATCGTCTATAGAGATAAAGTATACACGATACGTTGAAGGTCGCGGGTATGTGAATTACCCAGATTATTTTGAAGCTGAAGCTGTGGGTGAATGGCAGGAGATTGACGCAACGGGTGAATCTATTAGATATGAAGAGTTTCTTGAAACCATGGTACAGAAAACCATCGACACCAGAAGACGTATGGCATCGATCGAATTAGATAATGTACTATGTGAAAACAACAACATGCGCGCAATCATACGAATCATGAACTCAGTCAAGATCATAGATCCTACATTTATACCGTTCGTCATAAACACTCGATGCAATTGGCAAAAACAGGCTGTGAAAGATTTTTGTACTTATACGTTTCCCGATGTTATACACGCGTGTAGAAATATCCACCGCGTCGATAAATTATTCACCGTTTTACGGATGATAGAAGAAGAATTATAGCAACCACCAATAATATCGTAATTATATCAAGTGTTTTCATTTTCTTCACCTTTTTAGCCACATTTCTAACTACAGCAATAGCAGTAGTAACTACTCTCGATTCTGGTTTTGTTTCATCTACACCCATATCTATATTTCTCCCTGGAAGGAGGGGTCTAGATAATTGGCATTTGACAATAGACGGACGACATGCATCAATAACCTTATCACCAGACGTAATTCCATAATCGCATATATGCTTATCATCTGGTCTTATCAATGTATCGGTTTCTACTGGGGGTTTGAATTCATTATATTGATGATGCTGACCTACCGCACCCGGTAACGAAATTCCGTGCTGAACAAAGGGATTAACTTTATTCATGGAATTTTCATCACTGAGCATAAACTTACTCATATTATACTATCACGAGATATATTTTTTATGTGTCATTTTTTTACCATGCTCCGTCCACATCTTATCGAGGTCAATGTTTAGCATGTGTGCTAATTGAAATAGATAACTAAACACGTCACCCATTTCCATCATAATATCAACACCCCTTTCCTTTTTTATATTGGACTTTTTGAATGTCTTCTTATACTGACGTATAGCAGACGCGAGTTCCCCGAATTCCTCTGTTAATAAAAGCCACACTGTGTTGATTTCCACCCTATCCCAACCCTTCGATTTACATATTTTTTCGGTTTCAGTCTTATAATAGTTGAGTGACGCCATCTTATTCTATACAGGCAACAAACCTTTATATCCCAATCTTATCATTTACATTCATCTTAAGACCGAATGTACTCGTATTAGCGGGCGCAATGGGGGGCACCGCCATCGTGTTAATATCCCGTATATATCCCATGTATTGAGAAACGCCGGATTTTACTTGCGCGAGTGCCGTCCTTATCACTACAGTGTTCATGAACTTAACCTGTTCATTTACACCCGTTTCATGGTTGCCTGCGTTGTTTATAAACACAGAGCGCATGATAGTATATAAATCGGATTCATTTTGATAATCTATAGACACACCCGTATCATTCTTAAATGATTGACGAATAGCTTTCTGGAGAAGATTGAGATTGAACTGTGAAAAGAACAATGTATTCAGGGGAGTCTGGGTCTGTTTGAGTGAATTCAAATATAAGTTGTTGTCACACATTTAATATAATCCAGGAAAAAAAGTATACGTAAATTATAAATGATAGCTGCTGCTGACTTCGACGAAGCCTATGCCACCCAATCGTGTGGAGATAAGGCTCCCATATGTACAGCCCCCGACTGCTTCATCGCGTCTTACCCACCTATTTCCAAACCAGGTGTTGAAGGTCCGTTCAATGTGAATACGAGTTTTCTTCAGCCCAATAGATACGCTGAGACTGTCGGACCAGTCCCTGTTAGAAGTGAAGACTTCAAATGTTAATTAAAAGATAGAACAGTTATATTGATAGAAATGAAAGTTATCAAGCGTTCCGGTCATGTTGAAGACGTAAAATTTGATAAGGTCACCAACAGGATCACAAAACTCATGAGCGATCCATACGATCTCTCTACAGGTGTTGATGCATCCATGATTGCACAGCAGGTATTTTCGTCTATGCACGAGGGTATAACTACACAGGAAATAGATACATTGTCTGCTGAGATTTGTATTGGTATGATTACGAAAGATACCGATTACGAAGTTCTTGCGACGCGTATCATCGCGAGTAACATTCAAAAAATCGCCCCCAATAATTTCTATACATCCATGAAAAAATTAAATAAAGCTGGTATAATTACCGATGAAGTTGTAGATGTTGCTAATCGTGTAAAAGATATAATCGCCCCGGACCGCGATTTCACATTTGGTTATTTTGGTTTGAAAACATTAGAGAAGTCGTACTTGCAGAGAATGGATGGAAAGCTCATGGAAACGCCACAGTACATGTTCATGCGTGTCGCTATCGGAATTCACGGTCAGGATGAAGAGAGTGTACTGGAGACATATCACCACATGTCGTTAGGTAATTTCATCCATGCCACACCCACTCTATTCAATTCTGGGACACCGCGGCCTCAGATGTCATCATGTTTCCTGATCGCGAATAAGGGTGATTCCATCGACGGTATTTATGGTTCGTTAACTGAATGTGCACAGATTTCTAAATGGGCTGGTGGTATCGGTCTGCATATTCACGATGTTCGTGCGAATAAGTCGAAAATTCGTGGTACGAATGGACACTCGGATGGGATCATTCCCATGTTGAGGGTGTTCAATGCAACTGCGCGGTACGTCAACCAAGCTGGTAGACGCAAAGGATCAATTGCTATTTATGTCGAACCCTGGCACGCTGATATCATGGAATTTCTCGAATTACGTCTTAACCAAGGGGATGAAGAGTCGCGATGCCGTGATCTATTTTCAGCCATGTGGATCCCCGATCTATTCATGAAGCGAGTTGAAGAGAATGGTCAATGGTCTCTTTTCTGCCCTGATACAGCCCCTGGTCTGTCTGACGTGTACGGTGATGCGTTTGAAGAATTGTACATGAAATATGAAGCGCAAGGTATTGCTAGTCGTGTTGTATCAGCTTTGGATGTATGGAAGGCTATTATCAAATCTCAGAGTGAAACGGGAACCCCTTACATGTTATATAAGGATGCGTGTAATTCAAAATCAAACCAAAAAAATTTAGGCACTATTAAATCGTCCAATTTATGTACGGAAATTATCGAGTATACCGCACCCGACGAGACTGCTGTATGTAATTTAGCGTCTATCGCCCTTCCTAAATACGTCAAGGATGGGAAATATGATTACGCGGAACTTCATCGCGTTACAAAAATTGTGACAAAAAATTTAAACCGTGTCATAGATAGAAACTTTTACCCAGTTGAAACTGCGCGAAAATCTAACATGCGTCACCGTCCGATTGGATTGGGTGTACAGGGATTGGCTGATGTATTTTGTATGATGCGAATTCCATTTGAAAGTGAGGAAGCGAAAGTTATCAATACTCATATTTTTGAGACTATTTATCACGCTGCGTTAGAAGCAAGCTGTGAACTTGCCGACATACACGGCCCATACAAAACGTTTAAAGGGAGTCCCGCATCTAACGGGATCTTACAATTTGACATGTGGGAAACGAACGAGTCGACCCGCCTCCATTCGGGTATGTATGACTGGAGTGTGATGCGTGAACGTGTTAAAAAAGGTATATACAATTCCCTCCTCGTAGCGCCAATGCCTACGGCGAGTACCGCACAAATTTTAGGAAACAACGAGTGTTTCGAACCTTGGACTACGAATATATATCTCCGCAGAACTCTTGCGGGTGAATTCGTTGTAGTTAATAAACACTTAATCGAAGATTTGAAAAAGGTTGGTATTTGGTCAAAGGATATGAAAGACCTGATGGTGAAATCGGGTGGATCTATCCAAAATATAACCGATATCCCCGAAGATATTAAAAGTTTATATAAGACTGTATGGGAAATCAGTCAGAAAACAATCATAGATATGGCTGCGGACCGTGGAAGATATATTGACCAGTCGCAAAGTATGAATCTTTTCATCGAAAATCCGACACTTTCTAAACTCTCATCCATGCACATGTACGCCTGGAAATCGGGACTCAAAACCGGTATGTATTATTTACGCAGTAAGGCTAAAGCTAGACCCATTCAGTATAGCCTGGAAGCAGAATGTACAGCGTGTTCGGCTTAAAGTTTCGCCTATATATATTATTAGATGTCTAAATTCAATACATTATCAGAATCCCTGAATGTATTAGAGTACGACGGACGTAAGATTTCATTATGCGATCACGATGGAAAGTCCGTACGTATTCAGATGCCACGAATGTACATGCCATTCGGTATGTCATGTTTCACACCGGCTATGGGGAATACTAAGTGGAATATTGACTTTTCAGTGAAGGGATACGACGAAGATGAAAACTATGTTAAATCATTCTATGAAAGTATTCTCGCTGCTGAAGAAATTATTATTAATTCTGTATCGAAGCAGAGTGTAAATATTTTTAAAAAACACATGAGTGTTGAAGATCTCCGTCCGCTATTTAATTCAAACATGAAACACTCACCCGATAGAGAGCCGAAGTTTAGGGTTAAAGTTGAAGTGTCTGGAGAGGGGGTTATTAAGACGGGTATCTTCAATAACGAAAAACAACATTTAAGGGACGATATCGTCGACAAACTTTACGCACGGAATTCGGGTGTCGGGATCGCCGAGATGTGTAGTGTCTATTTTATGAACAGAAAATTTGGGATTACATGGAAATTACATCAACTTGTTGTGCATGAGCCACAACAACTTAAGGGGTTTCAATTCGTATTATAATATTATTTCTTACTTTCCAATAAAAACTTGTAAATCGTCTGAGCCTCTTTCAGCAGTTTACCTTTTACTATGCTATAACCATTTGGGTCAATTTTTAATTTGATTTTTGCTACGCGGACTGCCTCATCCCACTTAGCAAGTGTCATCGTATTCTATTATATTACTTCATTTTTTTCACGAGTGTCTTGTATTTCTTAGAACCCTTCTTCGGGGCGAGCTTGAAATCGCCAGTTTTCGCGGGTTTGAACACCTTGACCATCGCCTTCTTACCTTCATCCTTCATGCGTTTTTTGGCTGAAGCTACGGCGGCTTTACTTTTGAGATTACCATATTTGTCCTGAACGAGATCCTTTTTCACGAGACCACCAGCTGTATGAGCCGCGGTGCCGTGGAAAACTTCGGCGCGGGAACCTTCCGTTGTCATATACATTTTATATACTATATCATCGGAAAATTTTTCTGATAGCATCTATCGATTTTTCTTGTTTACTGGGTATTTGTGTCTCTATACGCTTATCGTTAAGAACATCGGCACATAAAACAGATTTATGTCCCTGTAGTGACACCATCGCTAGATCGACACTTCTCACGCGCTTCGTATCATTATATAGGAATTTCTTGACATATACTTCCCGGGTTTGTCCAGTCCTGTGGCATCTACCAATCGCCTGGAGTTCGGTTGAAGGGTTCCATGAAGGTGACATTATATACACGCGCGAAGCGCATTGGACGTTTAACCCAACACCACCACATTTGATCTGTATGACGAGTACCGCCCCACCTTGCGTATTCTTAAATTTTTGAAGGCGGGTGTTTCTTTCATCTTTATCGACAGATCCATCAATTCTATATACGTTACCCTCAAACATACTCTGAATTTTATGCATCTCGCCATTATATTGACAAAAAATTATCGATTTCTCGTCTGGGTGTTTCATGACACTCTCATATAATGCATTCATCTTACGTGTATTACTGGTCCATAAGGTAGGTTCACACCCCTCCTTCTTTGCGACACCGTCATAATAAAGTTGCGGCCATATCATAACCTGCCGGACTCGTAAAAGACACTCCAAAATGTGCATGTTCCGAGATTCAGGGGTAATAGCCGACGACATGATATCGCGAATTCGTTCCTGTGCATCTACAAATGCGTGTTCATATAGAGAACATTCATTTTCATACATATCAAGTTCGACGTTTTCGAAATGACAATATGGAATCGTAATTAAACCATCAGACTTCGTTCTTCGCATGATATAGATATCTTTGATCTCCTTATGCATCGCTTGAACCGTATTTTTAGAAAACCCTAGAAATGCGCACAATGAGACAAAATCTTCCATTGAGTTGAATACTGGTGTACCCGTGACGAGCCACCGTATTTGCGTTTCAAGTTTGAAGGCGCATTTGAACGTTCTCGTCTGACGGTTACGTATTTCGTGTGCCTCGTCAAGGACAACCCTACTCCATTTTATACGATGTAAGAGTGTTGTCTTATTATGAAGCATACTATATGGGCAGATAACCACATCTGCGTCATTCATATTTTGGATATTCTTTGTTCGTTCGGGGCCGTCGTATACAAGAACAGAGAGACCTGGTGCAAATTTCGCGATCTCTGTACTCCATTGAGTGACGATCGATTTTGGTACGACAATCAGTGTATGTGGTTTAGGATTGTTGAGAATTGTAGATATAATCTGGATAGTTTTACCCAATCCCATCTCGTCGCATAAGAAGCCACCCTTTGGTCCAGTTGCCTGCTTTTCCATCGCGAGCATCCATTTGACTCCGTCTTCTTGGTATGGTGAGTGAAGTTTTCCGTGTAGATTATATTTGCTCATATTGGTATAAAAAATTATAGATAGCTAATGACTTAGGTTGATATAGTTATTCACTGTGATAAGTATCGTCTGAGTCGTTGTCTATTACACAAACATGTACCTTTTCTTGTACTATTCGTTTCTTCCTCTCCTTTGGTTTCGGGAGTTCGTCTATGTGTGCACGGAAATATAACACCTTTTCCCAAAATTCTTTCATGATAGGGAGATACATTTTCCACCATTCGCGATCACGTTTAACATTAACGACATCAAATTCTTCTGGTTTAGGCCAATTGGTCGCGGCGGGTTTATATTGAATGAAGTCAGCTTCTTCGAGATCGAGAATTTCCATACATAGTTGTAACTGTGGCATATAATGCTCTGGCACTTCACCGGGTATAATCTGTCGTTGCGGGGGGCACTTAATTTCAATTAATTTACCTGATTCTGAGACACCATCCGGACTACCACCTAACCACGTTTCAACTGGATGGCCACACAATCCAATTTCATGAACAACTTCATTATATCGCTGTTCATAAAGAATGCGGGCCTCATCTTCGTATAACTCACCGTGACGCGTTGCTTCGTTTCCGAAGAAGGGTACGCCTAGTCCACATTTTTTGAGTAAAAGTCCGTCAGGTGTTTCGTATTTATTTTTTCCAATCGCAGTCGCAGCATCACTTGCGGTGAGCATGGTTTTTCGCTGGTTTAACCACTCTTCCGACTTTTGTGGTGCATACTCCTTCTCCAGAAGTACTTTCACTTTCTCGTCCATTAATTGACTGTTGCGCCAAACGTTTAAGCGTCAAACGAACATGTCGGGTTGAATAAATCGACCGTTTTTCTTTCTTATCGTTCTTTGTAACCCGTTTGTTCGGTGTATAATTATCACAATCCATCTCAATACTCACGTGAATGTGTACGGCGACTTAGGTTAGATTTTGTTGTAATTTCTTGTGTAGGTGGATAAAAAAACGCCCGCGCAGCGTGTTGCTCTGCTTGTTTTTTATTTTTAGCGTATCCGGTACCCAAACATACACCTCCTACATATACAGTCATACAAAATGTACCATTCTCATGTGAGATGATTGAGTACACTGGTAGGTCCAACGAATTCGATTGACAATATCTCATCAGATGATCCTTAAAGTTGTCATCTATCATGATAGACTGGAGATTTACATATATGGGATTGTTGTATATACGAAGAATAAATTCTTTTGCGTGTAATAACCCCATATCCATATAAATAGCACCGACCAACGCTTCAAATACATCTTCTAAAATTTTGGGGTTATGAATCCATTGATTTCGCATACCTTTTTCATCCATGCGAATCCATTTATGTAATTCGAGTTTAGAAGCAATTTCGGCGAGTGTCTCACCGCGAACCAGTTTCGTACGTGCTTTCGTAAGAAAGCCTTCTTGCCTTTCCTCGTATTTATCGTATAAAAATTTGGTAATTACGAATCCCAGTACAGAATCCCCTATAAATTCCAACGTTTCGAAAGAACCCGTTAACGATGGGTCTTCCTTCAATGCGGACTTATGTGTAAATGCTTTTTGGTACAAATCTATATTAGATATTTTTGTACCAACAAGGGTTTCGATAGTATTTCTATCGATACTCATATATAGTTATTGTGGCTCGTTTTTAAGTATTTATTTGGTCACAGTTTCAACCTTGGTATAATGAGGACTGAGGAACTTCTGCAAGTTCAGGAAAGTGACTTGGACGTCAGCAGGAGGCTCCAAAAGATCACGAAGCTTCGCGTCGAGAACGAGAACTCGCCCGTTGTCGGGGTGTTTGAGACCGTTAGCCTTGACGTACTCGTTAATGGAACGAGTCACAGTACTTCTCGAGACGAGCTTTCCTTCAGGAAGGTCAAGGAACACACGCAGTTTCTCAGAGATCTTCTGTTCGCGGTTGAAACCGTTGTTCTTGGCGCGGTTAGCAGACTTCTCACCAGTAGGGTCGTCTTGTTTAGCCTTGATCTTTCTCACAATCTTGGTGAGCGACTTAAGTTCAGTACGGAAAGCGGCGATTTCGGTGAGGACAGATTCAATGGACATTGTATGTTACTTAGGTTGTTCATCTTTAAGCATGTAAGTAGAGGTAAAAATGTTTATATATACTAATGGACAGGAAGATCTATTCCAAAGCTGTTATTGATAAGTACACAGATGATAACTTTTTTTTCAATGATACCAAATTGAAAAAATATTTCGAGAGAAATGAAGCGAGAGATTTGGGAAAATTTAGAAATCGAATGAAAACGCAGTTCGCTTCTAAATCGTTTGAGAAGTTTGTATATGTATGCGTGACAGACGCCACACGTGATATCATACTTACCACGATAGGGGAAATAAGTGAGTGCATGAAATCTATGGGGGATATTATCGTAAGTGGGGGTGAGGCGTTTAATATGTACATGCCATATGATAAACGAATCATAACCAGTGATATCGACGCAAAATTCGTTCCGCGAATATCATACGATGCGAAATACTTCGGTAAACTCCAGGCTATTAAGCTCATTTTATGGGACAAATTGGGGCAGATCGCCCAACGACTGAATACTAGAATAAAGAATCGGATATTATCTATAGATCCAAAAGTGTTGAAGTATTTGGGTATAGGGTTTAAAAAATCGGGTCCAATCGTGACACGAAGATACACACTCATAAAGAAGAAAAAAACCAGAGCGAATAACAAGGTTGGAAAGGGTGACATCTTCATCGATGTCGAATTATTTGCATTAGATACATCTATTCGATACTTCTCTCCCGAGAAGGATAAAATAATGGATGTCACTCTCGGGGGGCTACTTGATATACCGTTCATGCGACCAAGAGAATTCGGATACGATGTTATCAGGACACTAAAGAAGGGTATAACTTACCGAAACGTCAATTCTAATAAAATGATTATCAATAAGAAGATATTCATCGCGAGTAAAGAGTTTCTGATCGATGATATATACTTGATGCACTCGCTCAAACTTCGTCCAGAGAAGAAAGAGAAAGACAGACAACGTCTCCTACGACTCGCGCAGACGTTCGTGAAGACGGTGAAATCGACGGATTCTATAGACACTATATTCAAAATAGTGAAACCTAAACTGAAACGAGTGTATACAGCAAAGGCCACAACGGGTCGAAACGTTTCTATAACAAAGGCACTTCGTGTAAATCCCCAAAAATACAAACAATACACGACCGAACCGTCGAGAGAACGATTATCAAAGCAGATCGTACACGGTGTAAACCCCGTGGTACGTAACACTGTTATCGAAGGTTACGCTAAATCGAGCGGTAATCAACGCTTTAACACGAAAACCCTTAAATGGGAACGCGTAACAGATAATAAATATGTGAAAAATGAATTCGCGTTACGTCCATTAGAGCCTCAGAATATTCCAAAAAATGTAAATATGACATCTACATTATATGGATTCAGACCACGAAGGGATGGATGGGTCCCAAAACCACTTCTCGAACGTTCTGCGACTATACCATTTGTTGGTTTAAAGAGATGATACGTATATCATATACAAAATGATCTACGACACTATTTTCAAGGGCGAAGACGGTTTATACCACGTGCACGTGTTCACAGACGAGCGCAAACGTAACTTTATTCAACTGGACGATGTCACTATCGCGGATACTATGAACGATATTACGATCGATGTAGATGCGTCAGAGAAAATTGATACCATTCACGAGGCTAATATCCAGAACGCCATCGAATCTAGTGAGAGTTGGTTTGGTAAAACGGTTTCCGAAAAGACGATTCGAGCCGCGTATATGCGAGATGAAAATCTCACAACAGAACTAATTGACCAGACGAAGGTGTTTAGCTTTGATAAAGAGTCTCTCGAGATCGAATCTCTTCAACCAGGTATGAAATGTTCTGTGATTGTTGAATTTCACGAATTGTGGTTCGCGAAAAAAGCGTTCGGTCCAGCATGGAATATTGTACAGGTCAGGCTCAACAAGCCAGATGAACCCGAAAAAGAAAAATTCGACAATACGTATCCAGCAGACTACATGTTTGGGGATGATCAATGAAAAAAAATTGTTTGTAGTATATAAAGATGTTTCCCAACAAGATGTTGAAGTCGAATGTGACTCGCGCATTGATCCTTCTCACGGTCGCTGTTGTCGCCCTTGTCGTTTTACAAAAATTTAACCCTGTGTCTACCTACGCCGTTAAGGAACAGGTATTCGCTCCTATTACTGGGCCCACCGCTGCGCCCAAGAAGAAATCCGCGGGTATTGTCGCCCCAGTGGCTGCGTCCAACTGTGAAATGAAGGCTGGTACAGGTCTTGCGTCTTCGCTTCTCCCCCGCGAGGTTGCTTCCCAGGAGGACTTCGGCGAGTTCGCCCCCGAGGATATACTCGCCGGTCAAAACTTCCTTGAAGTTCGCGATCAGATAGGTATCCCGGAAACTACCGGTGGTGCACTTCGCAACGCCAACCAATCCATTCGCGCCGAGCCCCCCAATCCTAAAGAAGCGTTCACTTGGAACAACTCCACTATCAGTCCGGACAACATGCAACGCCCTCTCGTTTAAATAACTTAAAGGTATTCGCGGTAATAGTAATACATGTCTAGCGTCCAAGCTGACGATCTAACACACAGCGTCTCTAAACTAGTTGAATTGAATCAACAGATTAAAGAAGCCCGATCGGATATTAAAGTCCTGGCACAGGCAGAAAAAGCACTTAAGTTGCATATAAAAAAGTTAATGGTAGATAACGGCCTCGACGTCATCAACACCAGGACCGGTAAAATCACTGTAAAGAAAAGCATTAGGAAAGTTGGACTTAATAAAGTTTCGATTAAAGACGGTCTCAGCGTATTCTTTGAAGGCGACGATTACCAGGCGGAGTCTGTGTTAAAGGTTATACTCGAAAGTTTACCATCAAAGGAAACATCTACGATATCTATTACGGGTGTGAAATCTAATAAAAATTAATACAATGGTTTGGAATCAATATGTATACGAGGCGACGACGGGAAACGATGCGGAAGTTGACAGCGACGGTGAATTCATTGACGAGGAACCAGTGCAGACTATCGACGAATGGGAGGATATATATTCAGAAGAGCTTGTGTTTATGTGGGGTACGATCAATACATTACTGTATGACGCAGGGATTGAACAGTATGGCAACTTTACAGATTTTGTGGAATTTTGTTATGACGAACACGATACCGAATTGGCGCGCACAACATGGGAATGTCAGGAGGATACATTATGGTATGAAGAACGACTTACTCATATTTGGGGAACCCTCAGGCGCATCATACATAATAATAGACTTTATGGAGAAATGATGCGAGGTGTAACATTTACCGATTTCACTGACTATATGAAAAATTATATGAGTGTATATTAAATGTTACCCCTCCTCACATCGCAAAAGGTTGCGATACCATCGATCCTATTCCTCGCGCTCAGCCCAGGTATGATCCTCAAGACGAATGGATCCAAACTCACATTCAAGAATGTGAGCACAGACAAGATGTCCGTGCTCTTCCACGGTCTCGTCTTTTTCCTTACATACTCACTCATCGCGAAAGCTATGGGTCTGGTTCTTACACAGACAGACCTTCTCGCGACGACGACGTTGTTCATGGCTCTCAGCCCCGGTATGCTTCTCACGATCCCCCCCGGGTCGGTGATGTCTGGTAAGACTTCTCAGGTCGCGATTATCACGCACACGGTCGTCTACGCGCTTGTGTTCGCTCTTTTGCGAAAGCAATTTCCTAAGTTGTATTAAGTGACACAACATGGAATATCTTGTTTTGGGTCCGTCGTCAATGGGATTGTTTAGTTTTATAGGATCATTAAAAAAACACGAAAATAAATTAAAAAATATAAAAGAGATATCAGGCTCATCAGCCGGTGCTATATTAGGTGCGTGTATAGCCCTCGAAATACCACTTGACGATGTACTTGGAAAGTTTCTGGAAATTGATATAGAGGGATTATCAAAATATAAATTACGGACATTCTTTCGAAACTATGGCCTTGTAGACATGGAACCTGTCAGGCGTACTTTGGTGAATGTTTTTGGATCGGATATTAAATTTAAGGATTTGAAAAAGAAGTTGTATATTTCCGTGTATAATTTAAACAGGGGGCGAACTGAATATTTTTCAAGTGACGTAACCCCTAATATGCACGTAGTAGATGCGGTATGTATGAGTATGTCAGTACCATTCATAGCAGCTACAAAACAATATGATGGTAATGTGTACTTGGATGGTGGTACTAAGGAAGATATTCCTATTACACCGTTTTTGGGAAAACCTCATCATAAAGTATTAGCATTCAAGCTTAAGGTCAGGGAGAGGTATATAGATAAAATAGATTCTTTTAATATTTTTATTAGTACGTTATTAGGTTCGGTAATAAGTCTGAGAGCTGATACCGACACACACGGACTTTGTGAAACTATATTTGTGTCAACAGGTGACTACAACTTATTTAAATTTGACATGTCGCATGATGATAAATTGCGTATGTTCTTCTTAGGGTTTAACAACTAAATCCCATATGTTATATTTATTTTATTTAGATATAACAAGATGGATGCGTGTGATCCAGATGCGAAATCAACAAATATCAGAAAACTGATTAAACTTCACACAGGCAAGACCATGTCTATATCTAGAGAGAAGGTGTGTGAACTCATGCGCGATATTCGCAAGGGTAATTTACCACTTCCACCACTCGTACTCACACGAGACAAAATATATCTACTAGACCCGAAATCTCCTCTCACTCGTAAAGACTATGAAACTTTATTCAAATCTAACGTAACTTCGAAAGTTGTGAAGAGGTTGGCAATTAAGGTTGGTTTAACGGAAACTGATAAGACTATCACGGAACTGAAAAGTGCTATCGGTCGAAAGCTAATGAGCATGAAAGTCCGTGAACCTATCCTATTACCTGGTTCCCGTGTATATTCAAAGGTCAAGAAAGAATCGTTTATCAATGAAGAAGCACTCAATCGTAACGAGAACCGGAACGAGAACCGGAACGAGAACCGAAACGAGAACCGGAACGAGAACCGGAACGAGAACCGGAACGAGAGTCGGAACGAGAGTCGGAACGAGAATGGTAGGCCAGTGCTTAATGGAAACGCAAATATGTCTAACAAGAATTTGCGAAATAAGTTGGCGCGTAAACGTCACGAAGATCGAATGAAGAGATTATCGCCCAGCGGTATCACGAGTAACGGTGTCAATGATAATAGACGAAAATTAAACATGACCGCACAAATGGATAAAATCAAACGTAATGCTAACCGCCGTGTAGAGGAACAGAAACGTAATTTCGATAAACGTTCGTCTGAAAAGCAGATTATTGAAGAGCGTCGTAAAAGACGTGAAGCGCGAATAATTGAAACCAAAGTACGAAACGGAAGACGCGCGGAAATTAACGCACAAAATAGAGCTAAGAAAGCAGAAGCAGCAAAAAATCGTGAGTACGAAAACAAGAAACACATTCAATTGAAAGCGAATATAAATTCACAACGCGTGAAGAGTTTAGAAAAAAGTTATACTAATCTCAAGACTAAGACGGCGAATACACTAAACAAATATACTCTCCAGAAAAAATTAGCGTTTACGCAGTTGGGTAATTCCAGGTCGAAGGTGAAGGCACTTGATATGAAGTTGAACGTGGAATTGGGGCGTCTAGACATAGAACGCAGTGTTAGTGATAAACTTCAATCTAATTTAAATGTGGTGACGTTAAAAGTTGAGAAGAGTCAACAACGTATCAAGGAAATTGAAGAAGAACGTGGTGCGTTGAATACACGGATAAAGGACTTACAGTCACGTTTGGAGATGCAGGCTAACATTGGAAGTGTACCTGAAGTTGTGCGACTTACTAAAGAATTGAATGAAGCTAAATCTAAAATAGAAGCATTGACGAATGAAGTAAATACTCTATCAGATAATACGGGAACGGCAGTCGCGAACGCTACGAAAGAATTGAACGCGAAACTAACAGCTTTAGCGGAAGCACAAAAGAGGACAAATCTTGAACTACAGAATAAGAATGCAGCACTCATAGGTGCAGCTCGTAACGCAAACGCAGCAAAAAAGGAGTTGAATGCTATCCAGTTCCAGAAAGAGGCTGCT